TAGATGCTTTCAATAAAAAGGTTAAACCTCTTTTAGTTTGTTTTCACCCAGACATTCGTGATAAAATCTTATTAGATATTATTAAGGTAAAAGATGAAACGACTAAAACAAAAGTTGAGCGTTTAAAAGAACGTGTTATGTTCACCAAAGCTGAATGTGGTCTAGTTTCTGGTATGCCATTCAAAAAGACTGACCAAGACACTTATGAAGAACTTATGACCATGGAAGATAAAGAGATTAGATTCTGGGATAGGGTTAAAAAGGTACCTAATAACATGGAAGTATCTGAATGGGAAAGAATTTGTGCTGATTATCATGAGCGTATGCGTATAGCTAAAATAGAAGGTATTAAGTTCGAGCAAGACAGACTTGATGATATATTCAAGCATTTAGAAATTAATGAACTAGAAAAAATGGTTTCTGAACTTGAAGTACCAATCGATGTGTTCATCATAGCGGATGTATCTAATGATGGAAGATATCAATTAGTATCTAGAAAATGGGGTGAACCATTGTGTGACTTAATGGATGTCTTCAGATATTCTGCTGAAGCAAAAGAACGTGATGTTTTCTATAAAGCAAATGGATACGTTGATAGAGACAGAGACATTAAATACAAATTGTGGCTTGACTATGTGAACGAAAGAAAATTAATGACTGGTGAGACAATAACCTCAATTGTTATTGAAACAGAACAACCAGACATTATAGTTACTGATATAGAAGTTGATGAAATCACTCAAGAAAAACTTAAAGAAAAAGCTAATAACTTATATATTCCTAAAGAAGAAACAAGTAAGCTTAAAAAGAAATTAAGTGGAGAGGATGAAGATGAAGAAGGTGATGAAGATGGTGAATTGACTGACGAAGATATCAAGAAAATCAGAAGTGAGGATGAAGATTTAAAGTTGGATGATGAGGTTGATGATACATTTGGTGAAATACCTGATGGTTATATAATCGGGTCACCAGCTGTCGCTGAAGAAAAGAAAGAAGATGACGGATGGTTATTTTAAATAAGAAAGGGAGCAATGCTCCCTTTTTTATTAATATGCCCAGAATCCTTGTGGGTGATAACTTAACGCTGTGTTTAAATCAGTTGCTTCCTTCGCTGCACGTTCTAATTGAGCAGTACTTGTAAGTCTTTGTAATCGAGCTTCAAGTCTCTCTAACGCTTCTTTTCTCTCTTCATTACCCTCACTAATAAGTGTTTCGTAATCCATAGTTCTTTCAGCTTCAGGTGGACCAACGATACCACCAAACTTACCTCTAACTCTACCAAGCATTTTTTTAGCTTCAGCAAAGAATAATTGACGAATAAGTGTCTTAGTTGGTTCATTGAAATCTACATAATCTAATTTAGATAACGGAACTTGATTTGGCATCTTTATAACATCTGGATTGTCTTTTAAACAAGCATCCTTATTTTCTGGATTGGTATCATAATAGAAATACCAAACTTGACAACCAGTCATATTAATAGAACTACCAACACCGCCAATACCTTGGCCGAATGAGAATTTAGAACCTGGCGTACTTAATAAATGTAATAACTTAGTTCCATTTGGACCAGCGGTAATTTTATAAACTAATTCACTTCTTACAATACGATTTTTTAAGTTCATATCGGCAGCAGTTAATAAAATATCGAATGCTGGTGCAATGTAGTAACCCATACGAGAGAAACCTGGCCCACCAGTACCAGTTCCACCACCTGTTTGTGCGAATCCACCACCAAAACCATAATCGATAGCACCATAGTTAGCTAATAAAGCTTGACTAGTCGCTGGAGGTGTAATCCAAAGAACCTCATTAATCTCACGACCAGCAGGTATTTGATAAACTTGGCGACCAGCTTCTAATGAAACATAATCCTTTTTTAATTCCCATGGCCCGTTAGCTTGTAAACCAACTTGCTTTGAATAAGCGTATGTTGATTGTTGAACGTAATCAAGACTTCTCACACTTAATGCGAAAGCCATATCTATTGTTGTAATATTTCTACCGTATAATGATTGCCATTGATTCTCGATTAACCAATCTTGTACGTACATAGAATAGTTTTCAATCGCTAAATCTAAAGCCGTACATAATTGTTCATCTTCTAATTCGATTTGACGAATAGGGGCACCCATTGAGTGTTTAAACTTCAAAAATAGGTCTTCTCTTTCTGCTGATGGTACTGACATAATGTTTTTTATTAATAAATATCAGATTTTAGTGTTTTAAACCAAAAACTTCTTAGTTAAGTCCGCTGCTTCTCTAATACTTCTAAACGAAACATTTGGTACCAAAAGTTGTTTACCAACCTTAACGATAGGAACATCGTCAGATTTGGTTATTTCGTGTAATTTGTTATATTCAGCCTCGTTTTCAGGTAAATTAACATTTATGTCTTGGAATTCAATCCCTTCTTTTGTTAGTATATCCTTAAGTTCTGTACAGTAAGGACATTCTGGAATGCTGTAAATTCTAACCATCGTATTCGTTCATTAATTGTTCGACCATCTTTTCATTTTTTTCATCTTCGGTCATTTTAGAATCACCCATGATGACTGAAATTATGTCTGTTTTATTTTTAAGTATATCCCACATTCTAGTTGAGATAGTATCCATAAATAGCTGATAATAAATATTAACATCATTCTTTTGACCAATACGGTATGCACGGTCTTCAGCTTGTTCATTATTTCCTGGCACCCAATCAAATGAATTGAATATAACAACTGTTGCCTCAGTAAGGGTAATCGCCACACCTGCCGACTTTTCATTACCAATAAAAACTTTAACCTTATCTTTAGTTTGAAAGTCATCTACTGATTTTTGTTTAGCACTAGTTGTCATAGAACCGTTATGTCTAACAGCTATTTTACCAAAGTGTCTCGCAAGTATTTCTTGTTCTTCATTAAAGTTTGTGAAGATAATAACCTTACGACCCATTTCAATCGCACTCTCTGCCATCTCAATAGTATAAGGAATAGCTTGAGCAGCGATAAACTGACGAAGTAATACAAGTTCAACAAGGTCTTTTTGTAAGTTACCGTTTTTCTTTCCTTCTAATAAACGCTTTTCAAGGTATTCTTCCCACAACTCTTCGTATTGTCTTCTACCTTTAGTATCTAACTCATAATACATAGGTGTGATAACCTTATCAGGCATATCCATAACATCAGTTTTCATCCTACGTAAGATAATATTTTTAGTCTTGTTTGCAAGTTCTTCTAAATTAGATGCACCATCAGTAATCCATATTTGTTTTTTCTGACCACTCTTAAGTGTCTTGAAAAATTGTTTACCACCACAATATCTAACAGCAAAGTGTTTCCAGTTCTCTGTAAGCGGTGATTTGATAATCTTTAACAAATTAAAATAATCCATTGGTCTATTAGCAACTGGAGTACCTGTCAATAACCAAACCTTTGGTATCTTGTGTTTAACTGAAAGTTCAGCTATAATCTTACCTCTGATACTATCATTGTTTTTTAAGTTGTGTGCTTCATCAATAATCGCTAAATCGAAGTTAGCATTCGCTAGTGTTCTATTAAGTGCTAGAATCTCTTCTTCAGTTAATTGTCGTCTACCTTCAACTAGCGTATGGAAGTTTTTAAGAATATCAAAATTGATGATAGTGAATTTAGCCTCATCCCATTTCTTCCCTTCAACGATTGCTGTTTCTTTACAGAATGTGTTTATTTCACGCTTCCAATTGATTTTAGCTGATGATGGGCACACAACAAGTATTTTCTTCGCCCCAGATTCTAAAGCCGCTATAATCGACTGTATTGATTTACCAAGACCCATATCGTCAGCAAGAATACAACCATTTCTAGAAAGTAAAAACTTAATACCTTCCTCTTGATGTTTATAGAGTTTCTTACCTTGCTTAGCCAACACCTTGTTATATTTTTCTAAATCAACTTCAACATTAAGTGGTTCGAAATACGGGTCATCTAATACCTGTGTTTTAGGTAAAAAATACATTCTAGATTGCTCTTGGTTTCTTTTAAGTTTACCATAGATGTGATAAGCCTTGTCGGTTTCTGCCAACATAAATTCAATTAAAACTCGTTCTGGTGTAAATGAAAGATTCTCCTTTTTTTGTAATTCATCACCAAGATATTTGGTTATTGAAACAACTCTATTCAGTTGTTGCGGTTCTCGTTCATGATTATCAACGATGTATTTTGATTGATTCTCAGTTAGTGTTAATTTTCTATTTTTAGAGTAATCCAACTTCATTTTTAAAATGTAGGGATTAATACCGTTATATTTATCTAATATAGCCAGTGCGGTCACTCCTTTTATGTCATCTAAATTTAGCATAATATACCAGGTACTTTTTTACAAATATAATAAATTTTTTAATAAAAATCAAGGGTTTGTTGGCTAATAACGAAAAGATAAATATTTATAATAAAAACCCATGGAGAACAAGAAAATCACACCAATTACACGAATTAACAAGTTTTTTTCCGAAGAGGATTTTAACTTGGAGATTTCTATGGGTAGAGAGGCGATTGAAGGGGATGGCAATTTCACACTTATATTATATCGTGTAGATAGACAAACAACCGAATATGATAAACTATATGGTGAGGCAACAACTGATGGTATTAGATTTTTCCCACCTGTAGAGTTAAAAGTTATCCCTATTATTGATGAAGCTGAGAATAAATCATATAATAAAGATGGTGGTGCTAGATACTTACAAGATGGTAAGTTAAGATTTGGTATATATGACCAACAATTAGCTGAATTAAAGACATCACTTAGCTATGGTGACTATATTGGTTACCCAGTTAGTGAAAATGAGATAAGATTCTTCAGTGTTGTTAATGATGGTGTGAAGAATTTTGATAATAAACATACAATTATGGGGTATAAGGGTGCTTTTAGAAGCGTAGAATGTGCTCCAGTTGATGAAAATGAGTTTAGAGGAATGTAAATTGACTGAATATGCCAATGCCTAAAGGATATATGACCAACATTAACATAGTTAATGGTAAAATCGGCCCAGAAAAACGCCAAGAATGGCTGGATGGGATAGCCGATAAGGGTACTTTTTTACCTAAAGGTGTCTTAGAAGAGGATATGGACCAAGAATTTATCAATTTTATGAATAACGATAAGCGTATTTCATTAACAATTGACGGTAAAAAGGTACCAATCGTATTTTTAACCATCCAAAGATGGACTGAATTTACCAAAACATGGGAATTTTCAGATGAATATAAGAATATTAAACTACCTTTTATCACTGTAGTACGTAAACCAGATATACAACAAGGTCAAAATCAAGCTGGTTTGTGGAATATTCCAGGTGACCGTACCTATATTTACTATAAAGTACCTACTTGGGATGGTGCTAGAAAGGGTATTGACCTATATAAGGTACCACAACCTACCCCTGTAGATATGACTTATGAGGTTAGATTGTTCACTAATAGGATGAAGGACCTAAATAAGTTTAATAGAAAGGTTCAGAGAGCATTTCAATCAAGACAATGCTATATAACACCAAATGGTCACCCTATGCCGTTACATTTAGAAACAATAGGTGATGAATCGAATATTGATGATTTCCAAAACAGACGTTTCTACGTTTCTTTATTCGAAATGAAGCTTTTAGGGTATCTTTTGGATGAAGAAGATTTTGAGGTAATACCTACAATCAATAGAGCAATTACAGCTTTTGAGGTTGAGGAAAGATTACAATCGGCTAAGTTAATGATTGAACCACACAAAGAAGGGGCTACGGCAACTTATAACTTTGTGTGGAAACCCAATTCTGAATCAGCGTTTTCATTTACATCACAATATGATGTTACATTTACTCAATTAATTGACATACAGAATATTACTAGGATTGTTATCACAATTAACGGTCAAGGTGTGTTTGATGGAACGGTATTGAGTTCACCACTAACGTTTCATGCAAATGATACGATTAGTATAAGAGTATATAAGACCCTTTCTAGTACTGGGTCATTTAGTTTAATTGGAAGTACGTATTAATGAGCTGTCAAGGAAATTCATCAGATATTAATCAAACATTTATAATCGAGCCGTTAGCGATAACGTCTTCAACGGTTATAAGTGCTTGTACTGCTGTTTATACAAATGAGATAAATAGTTGTTCTGGTGATTCTCAAATAATAATGGCCAGTGGTGCCACTATTTTCAATACTGATATCTTACCAGTTATTGATGCAACTATTGGTCTAGGTTTACCAGGTTCAAGATTCCGTGTCGTTAATACTGTAAGTGGACTATCAACTTATTGGACGGCAACCACTAGTGTTACAACAGCTATGCTCGATTTAGGACTTGATTCCAGTGGAAATACAAGACAAATTACTGCAAATAACTCAATTATTCAAGACGACACACTTTTAGGTGGAACATATTAAAAAACCATAATATTTATATAAAAAACAAAACAAATGGCAATAA